AAATGAGGGGAACGGCTTCGTCGGGTGGCAGCCTCTTATGGGCTGGGCATGTGCTTATCCTGCTGCCACTACTCGCCGGCAATGCTGTCGAGTGCCCACGACCAATTCCGGCTTTCGACTTTACCCGACGATCTTTTGTAGTACGCCAAAGGGTGACGGCTTCTGCTGATTGAGTGCTTACATGAACCCGCGAGCGGGCTGGTCTGGACGGAGGAGGCCGCCGCCCATTTTTGCGCCACCATCATCGGCAGTTGGTATGCTCGGATCGCCGTCGAACCCGCCGAGGATAGCGGACCACTTCGCAGAAAGAGACGGGCGAGGATTGCTCCCCGCCCGCGTGGTGTTAGCGATTCTGCTTGACGCAGAAGTAGTCGACGGTGAGCACGACCTGGTTGGCCGAGCGATTGCCGATGACGAAGCACGGCGTCAGGGCAGTCGATGTGGTCACGGCGTTGGCAACGGTGCCGATCTTGGCGTCGTTTATGTAGCCGGTGACCGCGCCGGCGGCGTCTACTTCCACGCGAACGCGGAAATAGGTGTTGTCGACCGGCGTAACGCTGGACAGAAGCGGGTCGGTGTCCGCATCCGCCTTCACGCCGCCGACCGTGAACACGTCCGTTGTCGCGTCGATGTCATAGACAACGCCGCAGGCATTGGTCGCGTCACTGTCGATGACGGCCGCGTTCATGAAGATCGGCCCCTCGACGGTGGTCGAGATCGTGTCGGTGAAGCCAACGAAGAAATAGGCTTCCGACACGTCGCTGATCGCACAGTAGATCTCAGCCATAAGGCCGCCTTGGCTGGCCTTGTAGTTGAGCTGGTCGAACGTCACCATGGAGAAGTTCGCGGCCTGCGTGCCATCGTCCGATGCGGATTTCAGGGTTGCAGTACCGTTGACCGCGCCGGCCACTGTGGTCAGCGCGGCGTTGCCGGTTCCCGAGCCTGCCGTCGACGAAAAACGCGCGTCCACGGATGCAGCCAGGAAGTCTTCGAAGAACGTGCTTCGCGCCCGAATATCGACCATGTCGAGTTCGGGACGAAGATCGCCTTCGACGAAAGCGGACAGCACTTCGCCAAGGTCCTTCTTCGAACCCCGGCGAGCGAACTGAACCGCCTGTCTGGCGGAAGTCTGGTTGAGGGTCATTGCTGCGCCCTCCCGTTATGCGTTCGCGCGCCACGCGATATAGCGCAGCAACTTGGCCTCTTCGGCGATGGTCGAGCCGATGGTGAAGCCCTTGGCATTGGACGCGGCGGAGCCCTCATAGCGAGAGATCGCCGAGTTGCCCGTCGCGGAAGCCGCCGCCGTGGTGATCGCACAGTTGTGGACCACGTTGGCCGTCACGGTTGCGTCGTCGATCCCCGACGTGGTGTCGCTGGAGATGTAGACGTTTTCCGAGCCGAACGTGCCGACCAGCGAGCCTTCGACGAGTTCGAAGAAGCCCGCCGCATCACCGCCGGCCCAGGTGCCGGAGTAGAGCAGAACCTGCTTGACAACCGCGGTTGCGCTTGATGTCGCGCCCTTGATCGTCGAGCCGGCCGTGATTTCCGTGGTGCCGCCGCCCGAGAACGGAACGACCCACGTCAGGAACGCCACGGTAACGATGTCGCCGTCCGTCGCGTTGTAGAGATGCACGCACTCGGGCACGAAGCCGAGTTCGATGTTGAGCGCCGCGCCGTTACCAACGGTGACGCCAATTACTGGCTGTCCCTTCATGGGATCAATCCTTTCGAGAGTGCCGGGCCAGATTGTGAAGTCTGGCGTGATCGGCGGGGGTTAAACATTCCAAGTTGCTGATCACGTTGTTGCGCTTTGACCCGTCTCTATGGTGGACGCTGAATTCCGGGGAGAGGAACAGACCGTTGCCTAGCCTGATCAAAAATCGGGAGGCAGGATCGCTAGCCCGGAGCCATCGCTCCATCATAAGACGGTGTGCAAGCACGTAGCCATTTGAAGCGTATGGATGGTTCGGAGCGGCTGCGTAAGTATAGCCGTCCGTGTGGTCCACATACCCGCCACGCCACATCGGGTTCTTGTCGCCGCTTCGTGTTTCCGAGAGGTTCAGCAGATAGTCGGCTGACTCGTTTTTGCACTTCTGGCTGCAATAGACCCGTCTTTCGACGTGGCATGATGGCACTTCAAATGTCGTGCCGCAGTTGGCGCAGCAGACCGGCTCCCGCTTCTGGCGCCGCTCTCCCTTGCCAATTCCCGCGCACTTGATTGAACAGAACTCGGCGGTTGCTGACCGGCTCGGCGGAACTTTGAACGCCGAGCCGCAAATCTTGCACGATAAGGTTGTGCCCCTGAACTTTGCGGACATTTCCAATCTCCTGTGGGATGCATTTGCTTACCACAAGAGATTGTGCATATCCATTTCTGGTTCAGGATAACCCCTTATTTTACAGGGCTGTTACCGCTGTCTCCAAACGGCTCATCCATGACTGATTCAAAATCAGCGCCGCATGCCAGGTCTTCCAGCCGACGTAGCCGCGCTGGCCGAGCGGATCATCTTTTGTCTTCTGTCCGACCGGGATGATGGACGGCGAAACCGTCCCCATGCCGCGAAGGGCAACCATGCCCCACGAGTCCTGACCGAAGTAGATGATCGGATAGACATCCGCGCTCGTGCCCGTGGTCGAGACCATGGAGCCCTTGGCGCCGCCGCCGTCCGCGAACGGAGAGAGGTCAGGCGACAGGATGTAGCGAACGTCTTCGACCGAGCCGACTTCGAAGTCCGAGATCGTGGTGCGGGTGCCGTATTCGGCGACCGGCGTGAAGCCCGGAAGGGCACGGATGTCGGCTTCCACATCGGTATGGGCAACGGCGACGAACGCCGCTTCCACGGGGCGCGTGGCGTAGTTGGCTGAACCGGACAGGATGCGGGTGATCTTCTGCGCCTTGTTCGACTTCAGCGCGCGGATCACGGCGCGCTGCTTGTTGAGCGTGATCGGCGTGTTCACGTCGGTGCGGGCCGTGCCGTTTGCATAGTAGACGGACGTGCCGGCGCGGACGATGCCGTAGTTGAGCGCTTCGATCGTGCGGCCGATGTTCTGGCCGGCCTGCAGCGTGGCATCCTTGAGGACCGGATCCTCGTGCAGGTCTTCGATCTTGTCGGTGATCTCGACGACCTGGCCATACTGCTTGAGGGTGGCCGAGACGTCTTCGTACTGGAACGAGGTCGACGAGGGCGTGACGCCTTCGACGAGGGGCGTGGTTGCCGCCGTGAAGATGCGGGGACGACGGAACTTGATGGTCTCCGTCTTGTTCTTCGGCATCTGCTTGGTGACGGCAAGCTTTTCGAGCACCATCACCGGTTCGGCATGCATGAGCATGTCGGCGGCGGCATAGAGGTTTGTGCGCGGCGAGATATTTGCATCGCCGTACGAGGTCTGTGGCATTGCAGCAGTCCTTTCAGGGCTGACTGCTCACCGGGTCATGCGCGTTGACGTTGCCTGTCGGCTACGATTGCATTCCATGCGGCTTCGTCGTCGGCGTCTTCGGGGATGCCCGAGACGACAGGACGGCGAGCGGATGCGGTGGGGGATGCGGTCGCGGCAAGCTGCCGTGCGCGTCGGTCGGTGAGCGGATTGGGTTGATTTGCGAGGGGTGGCGCGGCGGGCGCGGTGGCCGGCACGATGCCAAGATGCGCCTTGTAGGCGCCGATGAATTCGGCAACGCTGGCGGAATCCACGATGGCGTTGGCGTTGCGAACAAAGGCGTCACGATAGCGGCGGGGCTGATCTTCAACCCACGCGGCAAACTGAGGACCGCCGTGCTTGCTCAAAACGTCCTGCCAGTCCGGGTGGACTTCGGCGAGCTTTGCTTCTTCGTCTCGTACGATCTCGGCCAATTCTGCCTCGGCGGCCTCGCGGCGGCGCTGTTCGGCGGCGGAGAGTTGATTGATGTTTTCATTCACCGCGTCGAGCACCTGCGCGACGGGGTTGATGATTTCGGGATAGTCGGACTCGACAGCAGTCAGCGTCCTGCGCGCCTGCTGTAGCCGGGATGCGTCGGCGCCGTTGGCGCTTGGCTGCATCTGCCTGTAGAGTTCGTCGATCTTGCGCTGGTGCGCGGTGGCGCGGCCTTCTGCCGATCGCGCCTTTTGTTCCAGCTTGGCCCGGTCGGAGACCAGCGCGTCGTACGCCGCCTTCTGCTCCGGGGTTGCATTGGCCCAGATATCGGCCTGCGGGGCTGCTGGGGCGGCTTGCGTGCCCTCCGGGGCTTCCGGTGCCACCAACTCGGCAGCGGGCTTCTCCGGGGCTTCCTTGCCGGCCTTGGCGGCATCTTCGGCCGCGACGATCTCATTCCAGATATCGGCGTCGTCCTTGCCGTCATCCACCATTGCCTGGGGGATGAGGTCGAGGTCTTTCGGATCGATCGCAGCGGCGCCCGGCTGGGCAACAATCGGGTCAGCCATGATCATTCACCCCCAAGCGAAGCGAGGGCTTTCTTCATGGTCGACGCCTTAGCCATCGCCGCCTTGAAGCGGGCCTTGTCGGCCTTGATCTTCTCGGCGTCGATCAGCGTGCGGAGATCGCATTCCGCCTTGTATTCCATCTCGCGCATATCGTCGGCTTCCGGGGCTTCCGCCGCGGGCTTTTCCGTCTTTGCCATGTCAGTTCCTTGGGGATTGGCGGCTCGTTATGAGCGGCCTAGTAGAGCGGGTCGGTAGAGGTGATCTCGCGTGGCGGTTCGGCCAGTTTCAGGATGTCGCGATAGGCGGCTATGCGGCCGCGCAATGTGTCGGCGTCACGTTCCGACGTGCCTTCGGTCGATAGGGCGTCCAGAGCGGTCGAAACGCCCTTGTCTGCGCGCTCCCTGACGGCAAGCCATGTGGCGGAGTGGGGTTCGATCATCCGAACACGTACCCATACAGGGCAACGGCAGCGACGACGAGAATGCAGGCCGGCCCCACGCTGGCAGCGCAGATCAGGACGACGTCAACCCACGTCATGCGTCAACGTCCTCTGGCGGGAGGCTGTCCAGCATGCCGCGCATCGCTGCGTTCTTGGCGCGCTGCGCTTCCAGCAGTTCCTCCGGTGAAAGCTTAGGGTAGCCGTATTCGCGGTCTTCATCATCAGCCTTGAGACGGGCAATCTCCGCGCGAAGCTCGGCGATCTCCCGGACATAGGCCATGGCGAAATGCTTGATGAGCATCTGCGCCGCTTCCTGCGTCGCGTCGTCGGCCGACATGCCCTCCCCGATCGTCATCACGCCGTCCGCGCTGATCGAAAGGAGCTTCTTTCCCTGCCCCGAGAATGTGATCGCGTCTCCCGCGCTGACGCTTGTTAGCGCGCTGGCCCAAAGCTCGTTGTATTCGTTCAGTGTCTCGATGATGTCGCTCATTGCACCTTCTCCTTTGCACCTAGCACCATTGATCGCAGGGAAGCCGGTGGTGCGGGCCGGCTTGTCGGGTGCCCCCTATCCCTGCGAAGTTGATCGGCTACTTCTTCGGCCAGCCGTAGCCGTCCAGTTTCGCGAACGCCTCGAACTGATCTTCCGTCACGGACACGCCGCGATAGGTGTGGGTGGTCGGGGCGGCCAGCCGCTTTTCGACCGCGATGGCCACCTCGCCTTCGATGAACTCCGCATGCCGCTTCGCCCACTCATCATGCGCGATGACGTAGAAGTCACGCATTGCCAGGGCGGCCGTCTCGCGGTCTCTCGTCGCCTTGGATATCGCGGCGTTGATGACTTTGCTCCGGTCAAAGCGCGCCGCCTCTTGCGGAGTGGGGTCGTCCATCTCCTGCCCCAGCGGATTTTCCATCGTCTTCTGCACAACTCGCACCGTCGGTTCGTCCTCGTGTATGATTGGCGTGTCACGCCTAAAAAAGTTCATCATGGTCTCCAGTGGTCACTTACTGCGAGATATACCCCCCGCTGCCGCCGTTCGCCGGATTGGCGCGCTCAACCGCGACTTCCGCCGCCATGATGCGTTCCTTCGAACTCGTCTGCTTGTCGATCGCCGCAAGCTTGGCCTCAGCCTGGTCGATGTTCATGTTCATGGTTTCGGCCATCTTGATCAGCGCCGTGTCGCGGTTCATCTTGGCGATCCGCTCCTGCATTTCGGCAAGCTTCAGCTTGGTGTCGTTGTTCATGTTGGCGATTTCGATCTGGATCTCGGCGGCGCTGCCGTCGTCCTGCGGCTGCTGCTGGGCCTGTGCGGCCGCTTGTGCCTGCGCCTCGCCCTTTGCTATTGCCGCGTCGATCTCGTCGTCCGTCAACACCACTTCCGACGCCGGGATGCCCTGCGCCTTGAACAACTGGCGCAGAACGTTGCGGTTCTTCAGCATCGGGCCATAGACCGGGCTCTGGCTCAATTGCGTGGCGATGATCATCAGGTTCTGCGCCTGCATCTCGCGGACCAGCAGGACCGACGAGCCGCGCGCATCGATGTCGTAGTCGCCCTTGATCTCTTCCTTCGGGTTGAACTGCATGTTCCAGTCGTAGAAGCGACGGATGTTCGGGGTGGTCATGTCGTCGTCGAAGTTCTTGACGATGCGGCGGAACACCACATTGGTCGAGTTCATCAGCAAGGCCATGCCCTGCGCTGTCTTGGTGACGCCGGAGCCCTGTTCGCCCTGGGCAATGGCCGGCATCGAGGCCATGTCGTCGATGAACTGCTTCGACATTTCGATGACGTTCGCCAACTCCTGCTGATGCATGGGGATGTCGAACGTGTCGAACGCCTTGCGGTCCTGCGGCAGCGCGCTCTTGATGATCCAGATTTTCCTGGGCGTCATCTCGTAGGAGCCATCTTCGGGCTCGATCAAATCCTTGGAAACAAGGATCTGCGGGCCGGTGGACAGCGCCGCATTGTCCATCATCTGGCGCCAGCCGGAGTTGAGCGAGCGCTGCGGGTCCGCAATGATCCTCGGGATACCAAGCCCGAAGATGGAACTCTCATCCTTGGCGAGGTTGAACACCGAATACATGCACTCGCCGCTGTCGAACGGATAGACCGCGAATTTCAGCACCTCGCCCTGGCAGAACCAGACGATGGCGTTGAGTTCTGCAAGCGGGTCGGCATCCTCGATGTCGCTGATGGTGCCGAGATCGCCCAGCCCAAGCGCAAGGTCGCGCATGTCGTCGACGCTGAGCGGGCCGGAATACTCCCACACATGGTAGAGGTCGTTGGCGATGTTCTCCTTCGACCCGGACAGGTTGCGTAGGTCGGCGAGATAGCTCGGCGCCGTCGTGATGGCCTTGCCGTTGATCAGCCGGCGGATCGCGTCCTTGTCGAACCCCGGAAGCTTTGACAGCGCGCGGAGGCGCTTCTTGTTCAGCAGATGGCGCTCGAACACGCCCTCCGATTCCTCGATCGTCTTGGCGTCCATGTCGGGGAAGAACGACCAGAAGTCCACGTAGCGCATGGACGGGTGGTTGGCTTCCGACATCTGAAGCTGAAAGCTGGTCTGCGGCTGTCCATCGGGGCCGGGAACCGGCTGCCCTGACTGATCCGTTACCGGCGCCTTCTGCCACCCCTTGCGGACCCGATCGCCCGTGATTGGCCCCTTGCAGACGCCAGTGCCGATCTTGCACGCATCCTCGATCACATCGCGCATCACCGCGTTGTAGTTCGACTCCTTCAACTGGTCGTCGATCTCCGCCGACATGTTGTCAGCGCGGGTCGTGGCCTCCTGGACAATGCCGGCGAGTTCGTCCGCCTTGCGCTGCGCTTCCTTGGCCGCGTCGTTGACCGCTGAGGCCTGCTGTTGCTTCTGGGCGGCTGCCGGGTCGTTCGGGTCGGCTTGGGCTTCAGCGGCCTGTTCTGCCGCCTGCCTGGCCTGTTCCTGCAACTGGCGAGCCGCCGCGGCTGCCTTGCTCGCGGCTTCGGTGAGCGTCGGAACCGGGGTCGGGCCAATCCCCCAGTTCTTGTCATCGGTCGGAAACAGCAGGTCCATCAGCCGGGCCGCCATCGCGTCCGTCTTCGGCCGGGTCATGTTGATGTAGAGCTTCGACTTGTTGCCCTTCTTCAGGGCTTCCGCCGTGGTTCGGTCGTACTGGCCCCAGTATTGTTCCAGATCCTCGATGGCGCGGCGCTCGACCGCCGACTTCTGGCCGACGCGCTTCGTCGCCTCGCTCTCCATGCGTCCGGCGATTGCCTTCAGCTTGTCGCGAACGATAGCCTTGGCCTGCTCCGGGTCCATAGGCTCCGGCTGCATGGTGTCGACGGGTTCGGCCACGTCTTAGTCTTCCGGACCCGTCTGCATGACGTATTCCACGGCGTTGGTGTAGGCCGTGCAGTTCAGCCGGATCGCGGTCGGCGTATAGAAGTCGAACCCGTTGCTGTAGTCGGCCGTCACGCTGGTCGCGATCTTGACCCATGTGCCGCTGGGCATCCGGCGTTCGATATCGACCGTGGCCGTACCCGCGAAATCCATTGTGATATGGACCTTTCGAGCGAATATCGTTGCCGATTGGCCCGTCCCGCTGAAGGAACTCGTTACCTGGCTCATTGGCCGCTCCTGTAGGAAATGATGACGGGGGCTAGTAGCCAGCCGTTGTGTCGGAAGCCGTCGTTGCTGCGCTGCGCGGACGATCGGGAACCTGCACCGCGGCGATCTCATCCCAGGTCATGATCAGATACCGGCCGCAGTCCATCAGGTGATCGAACTCCTTGACGACCTTGCCGTCCGTGTCGCGGCGATACATCTTGTATTCCGCAATGAAGTTCTTGAGCGGCGAGAAAACACGGAGCCGTCCGGTTGCAAACCGCTGCCAGACTTCGTACAGGCCAGCCTCAACAGCGTTCTTGGCCGGGACCAGCTTCAGGTCGAGCGCCCGGTAAGCCTCGATCAGCTTCGTGCCATCGTTCTGCTGGCGGCCGCGTGCCGCTGGATCGATCGCGCCCTTGATCCACTTGCCGCGCGCCTTGATGGCTTCGGCGTGAACCGCCGGGACTTCCTGCCCGCGATAGTGCTCGGCGTAGAGGTAGATCGTACCGTCTGCCGGGTCTTGCGCGCCCCAGAGTGCTGCTGTTCGGTTCCAGCCCACATCGAGCGCATAGCCGCGCTTCCAGAATGGCGGGATGGCGAATGGCGCTATCTCGATCTCTTCGACTGGTATCGGATAGATGGCACCGGCACCAAGCGACGGAATGCCCTTCGTGCGGGCGTCCCTCAGATGCGGCGGCGTCGAAGCCAGCAGTTCCGCCTTGGTCTTTTCGTCAAGATGCGGAACGTCTTGCCAGCCCGCATTGACGGTAAAACGCGACGGCGTAATCTCCGGCATCATTCCGCGCCAGGCATGAACTGCCGAACCGTATCCGACACGCCCTCAAGCGGGGAAAAGGTCAGCAGCACGATCCCGCCCGTGGTTGCCGTTCTCACAAGGCACTCGCCGTAAACATCAATCGGGCATTCCTCGTCGAGCCACACAACATGCTGCGCCGTGCCCTCGAATGAACCGCGACCTTGCTGATAGGATTTCAGCCCCAGCGTGGACCATCCGCCGCTGATGTGCTTAACCTTCACGGTGTCGGCCAAGTCCTGCACGCCCTGCTTCCATGTCGGCGCGCCAAGTCGGGCGCCGGGAACCATGCCCGTCCCGGAGAACACCTTGCGAGCGCCGGAATAGCCGATCTCGCCAAGCAGCCCTGCCTGAACGATGTCGCGGGTCGTTTCGTTCGTCTTGCCCGCCGCCCAGCAGCGAATTGGCGCCGCGAACCGCTTGCCCGCCCACCATGACGGGTAAAGCCCGGTCAGATGGCAAGTGACCTCGAAAGCCCCGCCCGTCGTCTTGCCGATGCGGTTCGCCGCCATAAAGCAGCGTTCACGATATCGCGCGCCGGCTTCGAACAACTCCAGATGTTTCGGATACTTCTCCCGCGCATGGATGATCGAGCCATCAGGTTGCACCGTGTCGAAGTCCGGGAACAGGCGAAAGAACTGGCGCTGCGCATATCTGCGCTCCCGCTCCAGATAGAGTTGCGCAACCCGTTCCTTTTCCTCGCGGGTAAACACTACCGCTTGGTTCATGCGTCAATGACGTGCAGAAGCTGCAGCCTGGGAACGAGCTTCGAACTTGGCGATCTCGCCGTCCAGTTCATCATCGGACATTTCCGAGAACGAATGCCGCATGTCGACCTCCGCCTTGTCGATCAGTAGGCCGAATAGTTTCGCCTTGCCCATGGATGCGGAAACCGCCGCTCCCGACTGCCCCTCTTGGTGTGCGAGCGCCCGGTCTTCGTCGAGTTGCTTGGCGATCAATTCCACTGTCACCACGGTCCTGTCCGCTGCCTTGGCGAGCAATTCGGCGACACGACCGGCAACCTTGCCATTACTTGCCAACCGGGATGCGTGGGGTTCGGATGGAGCGTAGCCAGCGTCAGCGTATGCTTCAGCCTGGGACTTGCCTTTGGCGAGCGACTGCGCGAAGGCTTCGTGCTTTGGGTTTTCGAGGACCGGCATTGATTGCACCATCTTCGAATGTTAGACTAACGTGCGATGATAAGGCTTGGCCCGACACGATCGAAACCGCCCGCGAAAGCTAAGGATGAGAAGCCTATGGAGCCGAAGCCGAGCCGCGCGAAGTTTGATCGCAATGCCTATCAGCGGGAATTGATGCGGAAGAGACGGGCTGCTGCGAAGGCAGCGAAGGTCTGAGTGTTTCGCGGCCACAAGCGGCCATTGCGCGAGCGGTGAACCTCGGCAGGACAGACCGGGCAATCCCATGTCACGTCAAATCACCTGACGCGCATATTAGTTTCGGTTGCGGAATGGGTCAAGATGTTTCGGGGGCGTTATGAACAGGTGGCGCAAACGTCATCTGGTGCTCGGCGCAGTAGCGACGGAACGCTGCCTCATGCAGTTCTCCGGGAAGCATTTCGATGGCGTGGCCGAGAGTTCCGCCCTTCCACGAGCCTTTGCGCTTCCCTGTCTCGCCAGAGAACTCGATATCGAGCGATCGTCTGATCTTGGGCGCGCGGAAAAACGAGAGCCACTTGAACCGTCCGGTTCCAAATCGCCACTCGCGTTCCTCGATCTTCGTCTTGGCCTTCAGCCGCTCGCCATCGAAGTCCAGAAAATCGAACGAAATCGTCGGCGTTGCATCCTCAATAGCGCGCTCCCGTTCCCATCTGCCATCATCAAGGCGGTAGCTTTCGCCCGTGTCCGGTAGTGTGGCGACATGTTCGCCGTTGAGACCATAGAAGCTGCGCCGGACATGACGCCACTGCGTCCACGGGAGGAAATACCCCTTTGACCGGTCGGTGCTGCTGTCCATCGTGCGACGGCCACGAAAGATCTGAAGGAATCCGTCCGAATAAGAAAACCCGAACACGCGCGCATCGACTTCGGTATAGCCCTTGCGCCCGTCAGGCCCTTCCTTAGCCCAACCCGCATTGCTGAGATCGTGCCAACTTACATATGGCTTGATCAGCCACTGCGGCAGGCCAACGATCATCGTGTTCCCCAAGACGCTAATGCGCAAGGATGCTCCGGGGTATTCATCGCAGCCCGACGCCAGTTCAATTGCTAGGCGTTGCCGATCTCCAAAGGCGAACGTGAACGGCCCGAAATAGTGATCGTTGTCGCTCCAACGGCGACGGTAGCGATGAGACATCGTAGCAAACATCAAGCGCGTCCTTTCATCTGTGGCTGGCCTTCAAATCGGGAGATCATCTCCTTGAAAAGGACAATGAGATCGCTACGATCAGCGCCGTTAGATATGAAGTTGCAGCGTCCATCCGAAGCGCCGAATGGGAACATCAGGACGACGATGCCGACCTCGCGCTCAGTGCCATGCTCGTCCCCGTTCATGAACTGGTCTAGCGTCTTCATGACCGCGTTCATCTTCTCGCGATAGTCGGACTGAATCGGGCCGTCGCCAAGCCGTTGCGGTTTCATGTTCATGCTACCATCCTCACTGCATCATGTGGAACACTGATCGTCTCCGCCCCTTCCAGCCTATCCACGATCGCCTTGAGTTCCGAGTTCTCCCAGCCGACGATAATGGCCTCCCTGCCCGCGTGCTTGCCCCACAGGAGCCTTACGCGGTCTTGAGCATGATATCTGCGCTTTGCAGCCGCAAGGGCCTTGGCGACCTCCTTTGCGCTTGCTGCCGCCTTTGTGTTGTTGAGCGAAGCAACCAGCTTGTCGGCCTTAGCTAGGCTCTTGGCTTCCTCGGTACGGAGGAGCATGATATCCGAGATGGCGATCGGCAACGGACAGCCGTCGATCGAGACGACCCCGGCAACACCGGGCACGCCATTGCGATTGTCGGAGCCGAGCAGGCCAAACCAGTCCGTGACGCCATGCACGAAGACGTAGCCGCTGAGCAATGGGAATCGGCGCAGTGTGTAGGTCCAAGCCTTTGTCCGGGATCTGACGACCTTGAACTCAGCCGGCATGTACGCGACAAAGCCCGCATCAGCCAGCGCCCGCTCTACAGCAGACTGGTTTGGATTGAGGCTGGGGACGATACGATAGCCCTTGCCGCGTGGCTTGCCGTTCTTGGCGAGCGCGGTTGTTTCAACCTCGAAAACTCTTTGCGGCATCTGAGCGCCGGGAGATGTGCGGATAGCATTCCACATGTTCATTGAGGCTCCGGTTTCATATGGCGCCGCATCTGCGCTGTTGATCTGACATGCCGACGTGCCTTGAAGCCGACTTGCGCCTTGTCGTCCGTCATGTCACTCGTGATGAACACGCCGCGCTCGTCCTGGCCGATGATCTCGAAAACCTGAAAATCAAGCTCATGAACCAAGCCGCAATCGCAGCACGCCATCTTGTAGCCCTTCATGTTTGGCAGGATGAGATCGGACCATCCGTCGTCGCGTTCGACCACCTTTTTGAAGCGCTCTCCCATGTCGTTCATTCCTTGTGGAGGGTGGTGGAGACATCGTCGTCGTCAGGAAGATCACCCGCATAAAGCATGACTGGCGGGTGGCCTGTTCCAATGACGCGAAGAATGACAGGAGCTCCCTGATTGATCGCCGCTAGCTCGGCTGGTGTTGGGAACCACGCTGTTTCCATCGCTGGCGTCTCTGGACCGTTGACCGTGCAGTTTGTGAGAACATCACGAAGCGGTAGGCCGAGATAGCCCTGAGACTTGCCGATAGTCCGTGTACAACCTGAGATGCGACCGATCTGCATAGCCTTACCTCAGTTCAACAGGTCGAGGCCAAGAATAGCCCGCATCTCAGGTGAAAGTTGTCTTGCGGCGTCCTGCCCCGAAGGGCTCCGTGCCCATTCGTCACTTTCTTCCTTGGTCGCGTCGAATTCACCATTGGCTACGCGCTGAGCAAATTTTGTGAAGCCAGCAGACGACAATTCCGTGTATAGTTGCGTGATTGGACAGACATGCGTGTCGGCGTAGTCATCAAATTCTCCGGTATCCGCGCGCTTCGCGAACGCCTCGTATTTTTCGGCATTCGATGTCGATGCGGCTGCCGCCACCTTGCGCAATTCCGATGCCAGTCTCTCTCGGGTTCGCATCATCCCCTCCCCTGTATTGCTAGATACGGAAGCGAGATCATCGAGCCTCCTCCATTTCGCGCGTCCGTTCGACGTAGGCTGCTACCGTCCGATACCGCCCTTGCAGGTCGTAGTCCGTCAGGTTCGGTAGGCCATGGGTTTCCGCGTGGCGCGCAATGCCGTGCATCACCGCCGTATGCTCGCGACCGAACCATTTCCCCATCATCGGCAGGGAAGGACGATTGCGGCCCGGCGCCTTGCGCGTCCGGTAGTAGGCGTCATGGCGGGCCATCGCGACTGCCTTGGTCTTACGCTTTCCGAGAAGCAGGGTGATCGAGATCCCATGCTCGGCGCAGACCTCGGCAACGATGTCCTTGACCCATGGTGGCGCCCGCATCGCAAACAGCGTGTCGGCGTCCATCTTCTCGCAGTGCTTTTCCGCCAACACCTTGATATCGCGCTTGGTCAGAGGCGGCTTTGCCTTTCGGATCTCGGCAGCCGCTTTGCGTTCCGCAGCAAGCTTCTCGGCGGCTTCCTTGCGGCGCTTTTCGTGAACCTGGCGGATGAAGGCTGGCGAGTATCCCCGCCGGGCGATGAAATCTTCCATTTCTGGATATGGTTGGTTCATGGTGGAACTCCCTACGCTGATTTCTTCGTGCGATCGGCCGGATTTGGCCGGTCCTTGATGCCTGCGATTGCCTCATCCGTGAGGCCGTACCTGGCTCGGATATCGGCTCGTTCCGCTTCCTCCATCTGGCGCCGCTCGCCATCGTCATGCGAGGCGCAGAACGCGGCATATGCGGCTTGCTGGCGGGCTTTGCCTTCCTCGGTGCGCGGGATTGGCACGCCGAGCTGCTGGCGGTGGAATTCCTCGTTCTCGCGCTCCCGGCGGCGAATCTTCTCAGCCTGTGCCTCATGCCATTCCATGGCCTTGTCGCACTGGATACGAAGCTCGGGAGGGCTTGGGAAAAAGGCGTGGTTGAGCGCGCCGCGAAGGATGTTCTTCACCGCTTCGCCAAGGCCGTAGCGGGTCACGCCGTCAAGGGCGATGTAGTACCCGGCCTTATCTAAAACCGCCGAGGACGTTGCGCGTGAGGGCAATGACGCGAGGGTCACCAGCGCCTGTGACTTCTCCGTCTCCGTTGCGGGTTTCCATACGTCCTGGTGGATTTGCGGGAGGTTGGTCATTGAGGATTCCGTTTTGTCTGGCGTCTTCGCGGAACATTTCACCGATGCTCATGGGCTTGGGAGGACCGGTAGCCCTTGAACCGTTCCGCATCCAATCAGGCTTGAAGCCCTGCCATCCGTTGGCGAGCATCGCGTCGGCTGCTTCGTTCGGGTTCGACCACTCGCCAAGCTGCGTCGCCAGCTTTCGAGCGGCATAGGCCGTGAGGGGCTTGCGAAGCTTCTGC